TTGGTTATGCTATCGCTGTTGATGTTGGTGTAGTTGCTACTGATGCTATCTGGCAGAATACTGATATAGCCTATGATGTTGCTATCGGTGGTATGCCATTCATCTATGCCATCAATGATGCTAACCCCTATGTCCGCCAGACTGCTCCTTACAGAAAAGAACAATTCGATAATCAACCTGAGCCTGGTGAGCAGACGCTCACTGGTTGGTGGATTAGAAGCCAGTCTTCCTTTCACGAGGGGGCTGGCATTACTTTTTATGACCCAGCACTTATCCCTGGCGAAGGCACATCTCGCTTTGCAGATAGCCAAGGGGTAGATGTCTGGACAGAAGGCGAAGTAACCCTTCTTAATGACACAGTAAAAACCTATTCGACTACTAATACACCTTCAGTTATGAGTGCCAATGATGGGACTAATGACTGTATTGTTTTTACTGATGGTGTTGCTCTTAAGAAAATTACTATGTCGGCAGATACACCTACTACTAGCACATATACCTTAGTAGCAGCACACACTAACCAGCCTATTGTTAGCATAACAACAGACGGAACTAGATATTTTGCTGCTTGTACAACTGCTTTACACGTAGGTAATATCGGTGGTACTACATCAGATGATACTACCTATGCTACTGGTACTAGCAGCGTTGTTGTTAGATTTGTTAAGCAGCGTTTGATGGCTGGTGTAGCAAATGCTATCTACGAACTTAACCCTAATGTAAGTCCATCTGGTAGTCACGCTACTACAGCCCTGCCTACTGCTACCTTTACCCATCCTACTAGCGCTTGGGTATGGACCAGTATCTGTGAAGGACCTAATGCTATTTACTATGCTGGCAAGAACCGTAGCAATAGTTCTATCTTTAAGATTGGTTTGACTACAGGGACAACTGCTTTAGGTTTTCCTAACTTGGCTACGCCTACTGAGATAGCCCAGTTCCCTGTCACTGAGATAGTTAATGCTATAGATGTATACCTTGGTACCTATATGGTTATCTGCACTAGCAAAGGCGTTAGAGTCGCAGCAATCCAAGATGATGGCAGCATTAAGTATGGCCCTATAATTATTGAAGGTGACTTTAAAGGCATAGCATTCAGGGATAGATTTGCTTATGTATCAGGACTGGTTGGTACTGAAGCAGGACTATACCGTATTGATTTATCTGTAGAATTAGGGACGCTACTCTTTCCGTTTGCTAAAGATTTAGTTGCTACCAATACTACATCTACTGCTGCAAGCATAGCTTTCCTAGGCTCTAGCGATAGGGTAGCTTTTGCTGTAGCAAGTGATGGTATCTGGATAGAAAAAGATACAGAAAAAGTAACTAGTGGTTTTATAAAAACAGGATTCATTAGATACAACACACTAGAACCTAAAAACTTTAAGCGTCTAATAGGCCGTGGTGTATTTACCTTCGGCTCTCTATCTCTACAGACAGTAGACTCAGACGGCTCAACATATGATGTAGTCAGCTATGACTCATCAGTTCCAGCAGTAGAAGTAACTACCAGCCAACCAGCTGGTGCTCAAGAATTCATAGCCTATAGATTTCTTTTAACTAGAGATGCAACAGATAGCAGTAAAGGTCCTACCTTCAAGGGGTATCAGGCTAAGGCTACAATCGCTACACCTAGACAGCGAGTAATTAGATTTCCCGTCTATTGTTTTGATGTGGAGACAGACAAGTACAATGTTATGGTAGGCTATGAAGGCCGAGCCCAAGACCGAATTGATACCCTAGAAAGTATCGAAGAAGGTGGCGACATTGTTACCTGGCAAGACTTAACCACTGGCGAATCTCGTCAGGTTTCTATAGAACAAATCACATTTACTCGCATGACCCCACCAGATAGAGGATTCACTGGCTATGGTGGCATGCTTACTATGACTGTAAGGACTGTGTAATGACACCTAACGAATGGGCTGGCCTAGCCGTAGCCATATTTACTTTGATTGCTGGATTTGCTGGCGCTGTGCGCTGGATGGTCAAGCATTACTTATATGAACTACGCCCTAATGGTGGCTCAAGCCTGAAGGACAAGGTAGATGGGCTAGAGAAGCAGATAGATTTACTTACCGAGTTTGTAAAAGAAGCACTGAGGAAATAGTGCCAGAGTTAAATGCAAATATCCCTCCGATAGATTGCTTTGTACGTGGTAACTTCCTGCGTAACCAGAAGGATAGTCACGACTTGTACTTTCCTTGTGTGATATTTGGAGTTAGTTCTGTACAGAACAGAAGCCCACTCTTTCACTTTATGATGGAAGATGGTGGTCTATGGTGGCGTATGCCCATCAATGCTTTCTGTAATAAGCCAGGCGTGCCAGAGGTAGACCTACATAATCTAGTGCTTTGGAATTCTTTTAGCCCATACATAACAGCCACCAAGTTTGCTAACCTGACTAATCTAAGTTTGCATTACACAGATAGAAATAGAAATAAAATTAATGGCAAGTATCTCTTTACCCTTGACTGGCATAACCCTGACTCTAATAGGCTAGATGATGGCTACTCAGAGACACCTGATGAGCACAAGTGTGGGCACGTTATAGAGCGTGAAGACGGCAACTATGCTATCCAACCTAACAATAGAACCTTCGTCTTTGAGCCATCATATACAACTAAGTATGGTGACCCACTTATCCACAGGATAATCAATGACCGCAAGTGGGATGTGGAAGATAAGAAGAAGTGGGTAACCGAAGACACAAATGCTTTCCACTACGACATAGAAACTAAGAAAGAAAATGAATGAAACCTGTAGCCAAAGTAGCGTCACCTGCTGCTATTGCTGTGCTCCGTCAGGCGACAGCGTTGTATCCGAAGCGCAAGAAACTGTCAGACGGGTTGTTGCCTTCGTTAGCGCATCAGAAAGCCAGCCCGAATTCGGACCACAATACTGGGCTAGCAGTAGATTTGACCCACGACCCTAAGAGGGGTATTGATTGTGCAATTATTTTTGAAAAACTTAAAGAAGATGAGAGGGTTAATTACCTTATCTTCCAAGGAAAAATCTGGTCAAGAACCAGACGCAAGGAAGGCAATAGAAAGTACACAGGTAGTAATCCTCACAATAAGCACCTACATATTTCTATTAATGATACTCACCGTAGTGACACTAGCCCCTGGTTCTGGTGGCTAAGTCAACCTAAGATTGTGAATCAGATTGTGGCAAATTTACAGCCACAACCTAAGAAGAAGGTAGCTGTTAGTACCACTGTGGTACCAGTATGCACCTGCTGTAAGGTTCACAATACAAAACGAAAGGCAATCTAAATGGAAACACTAAAGCAAGTAGCGCTCACATGGTTCCGTGCTGCAGCCTCAGCTGCTATCGCACTCTACCTCGCAGGCGAGACCGACTTTAAGACACTCGGAGCTGCAGCCCTCGCTGGGTTCCTCGGGCCTGTCCTTAAGTGGCTCGACCCATCCGCAAAAGAGTTCGGACGAGGCGCAGAGTAGCCTCTAGAATACCCCTTAAACGCCTTCTAAGGCAGTTTTAAGACACTAAACCCCCCAACCTAAGGTAATCACCTTGGGAAGGGGGGTCTTTTGTGTTTCCTAATACTGAATCGGGAGTGACATAACCCCTTGACTCAGCCTCTCTTGTCAGCTATACTGGTATATATTATATATAATATAAGACCCCGAAGGGGTCTATATATAATTAATATAATTATATATTGGAAGGAATATTTATGGGAGTATATCTCTCTGATGATTATAAGATACCAGGTCATGTATCCTATTCAGCTCTGACTACCTTCATCGACTGCGGTTATCTATACTACCTCAGCCGACTGTTGCAGATACCAGAGAAGCCAGCGGTATGGAGCGCAGGTGGCTCCGCATTCCACAAGGCTACTGAAGAATGGGACAGACAACATGTTGAGTAAACAATTATGGGATGAGGCATGGAATGAATATACCAAAGATGTCGACTTATCGACGCTTAGAGTTGGCGGCAGGGCTACGAAGGAGTATCCTAATAAGGAAGATGCCTCGTTCTGGCTGGTCAAAGGACCAGAGTGGGTACAATCCTACGTCGAGTGGCGAGAGTTCAACAAGAATTGGAAGATTTGGAAAACGCCTGAAGGCGTTCCTGCGATTGAACTAGGTATCATACCTGAGTTTGCTGGTGTTCCAGTCAAGATGGTAATCGATAGAATCTTTGATGTTGACGGTCAGTTAGTTGTGGTAGACTTAAAGACATCACAACGCACACCTGAATCTAGTTTGCAGTTGGGCTTCTACCGAGCAGGGCTAAAGAAAATCTTTGGCATTGATGTAAATTA